ATTTATCACAATGGTAATTTGATGGAGGCCTATGAGAATATTAAAAATATTGTAGAAACCGCTGAGAAATTAACCTTAAAAGAAACTGGTGATTGGTTTGACAAAGTAACTGTTAATCGCCATATGAAATCAATGAATGAATCATTTAAGATTTTTTCAAGCACAATTAAAGAAGTAGCAACTCTTCAGCAAAGATTAGAATCATCGTATGATGAGATTGGTGAGGTGTTAGGTAAATACTATGAAATCAAAGAAGGTAATGAGTTTGGTGCAGAAAGAGCAAAAGCAATTGCATCTGGAGATGATACCTTTAATGTGGGTGGTAAAAGTTTCAAAGTAACTGATGTAGATGCACAAGATAAAAAGAACGCAGAAGAGTTTGTAGGAGAAAATATGAGTAATATGAAATTAAAATCAATACTACGAATAAATGAGGCAAATGACAAACTAATGAAAGTTGGTGCTACTATGATGGTAGGTGGTGATGGTTCTGGAATGGTAAAACCTGTAAAAATGAAATTGGTATCAATTGATTATTTACCAAAAGAAGATAAATACAGCTATAAGTTTCAAGGTGGTGGTAGAACTCAATACTATACTGATGATGTTTTAGCAAAAAAGTTAAAAGAGAGTGTAAACGAAGCAAAAGTAATTGTTTACAATGAAAAGACCGGTGAGAGATACGAAGTATTATCTGGTAAAGGTAAGGGTGATTTGTTAATCGCTATGAAAGCATTGCAAAGTGCAGCACCATCCCATATGAAGTATTCTATTAAAGAAAATCAATCAGTAAACGAAACTAAATTTTACGCATTTTGGGGTAATAAAAAGCATGAGATTGAAGGAAAAGACCTTTGGGATGCAAAACAAAAAGCTATCGCTATGTTAAAAGTTCCAAAATCAAAAGTTGGATACTTGGCAGTTGTAAACGCAAAAGAGCATGATGGTGGTTCGTTCATGTATGAAAAAATAAGTGAAGATTTATCAGCAGAATTACCTAAAGCAACAATACCCGCAGCAATTGAGCAGAGACTTGCGTTAGCAATTCAAAAAATTGAATCTGGTAAACTTAATTTTAACCAAAAAATTCAGTTATTAGCAAAAGTGGTAGATGCTCTTAATGTTGATAAAACTCAATTAGGTACACTTACATCCAAAATTAAAAGTAAAATGGAATCTTACCATACACCAGAAGAAGAGGTTAGTGAGGGTAATGAATTTGGAGCAGAAAGAGCAAGGGCAATAGCAGCAGGTAAGGATAGTTTTACTGTTGATGGAAAAACTTACAAAGTAACTGATGTAGACCCGGCCGATAAAAAGAATGCAGAAGAATTTCCTAACGAATCAATGAAGTTATCAACTCTTTTAAAAAAAAAGTCGTTAAATGAAGCAACTGCTAGATTATCTGATTTATTAAAGCAGGTAGCTAATGGTTCAACCTCTCGTATTGGTTCTACTAAAGTTGATAAAAAAACCGCAGAAAAGTTATTAAAAATATACAATTCAGGTGATGTTAAGATGCAGAATAAATTTGATGGAATGAGTATAGATAAAGTTACATCTGCATTTAAACCATTTATGGAAAATAATAAATTAAAAACTGAAGTTGCACCCGAAGGTTGGGAAAAGACTGTAAAAGCAATGAAAGATGAACCTGGTATTGATAATCCTTGGGCAGT